TCAATAGAACCATCTGCTTTTAAGAATTGACTTGAAGTTCCGCCAGATTTTACAATTTTAGGAGTTTCGATACTTCCATAGGCATATATGTTTTCAAAAATAGAATTACCAGATTGTGTTTTTTGCTGATCAAATGGTAGTGCCATATTTTTATCCCAGTAGTCCTAGAGAAACACCCTTGACGAGATCTGTAACCTTATCGGTCACATAACTTCCAGCAAATGCCTTAAAAATATTACTTGTTCCCAGAAGGTCTGACATATTACCTTCCGAAGAAAGAATATTAGTCTCATTACCAATAATGTCTATCTGACTTGTTCTTCCTTCTTCTTCATAACCAATACGAATCTTACGAGATTGAAGAACTAGTTCATCAGCAGCTTCAAGAACAATCTGCTTTCCTTTAATTCTAATAAATCCAGTATCGGCATTCATTGCCAGGTCGCCCTTATGAGCAACCAACATATAACTCACATCACCTTCACTGTTCTTGACGCCACACTCAACCTGAAGTGTTTTTTCGGCATAGTGACGAGAAAGACCACTCTGATAAAGTCCTTGATTATACTTTATACCAGACTCATTTTGTGCCTGTATAGTGTAAGAAGTTTTTCCAGCAACTCCTACTTGAGATCCACCCGTTTCAAGAAACAGATTTGGTCCAAATACATCTATAGATCTTGCTTCTTGCGTCATAATACACAATCAATAACTCTTACGACCTCTGTTTGTGGTCTTTGTGTAGTCGTCATAACAGGTCGCAGGATTGCTCCAGAACCAGTTAGTGTCCTAATATTTAGTTCTGGCAGGGACTGATAGGTGCTCTGCTTTCTAATCTCAACTGTTGATACTCTACCACCACTGAATGTAACCTTAACATCGTCATTCTCAACTACATCATTATCAGCATATCCACTACCAGGATTCTCAATTACCACAGTACCAATATAAGATTCTTCTGGTGCTTCTGCTGGATAGTTTTCACCTTCACTGAATACAACGACAGATGTCACCTGACCATAGGTTGGTGAATTTTGATTTGTATCAATGATTGCTCTACCATAGGCACCATATCCCTGCTCACACCCATCACTAAAGGCAACAAATGGAGCATCTGTATATCCTTCTCCAGGTCTTGTGATGTTTACACCGATGATACTTGCGGTCTTCTGAACTCCACCAAAAATATCATCTTTGTCTATCTTATTAATGAAGTTGCCAAGAATAACCTGTCCAGACGCACCAGCACCACCACCACCGAAGAATTCAACTTTAGGTGCTCCACACTTAAAGATGTTTCCAGTATTACATGGTGGTAGTTCTGAACCAGAGTCACCAACGGTCTCACCAAAGATAGACCATTTTCCATACTGTCTTTGGAAGTCACCAATAAGATTTCCAGCACCTTCAGACAGTGAATAATCAAGTGCCTTATCTAGTAAGTCTTTCTGTTGAGTATTGTCCTTATCCTTTTGAACACCCTTATCAATCACATACTTATAAGTTGTTGGGCACTTCTTCTTCTCACCGCATTTGAATAGATTGGCAATCTTACGAATCGTATTAATTCCTTTCAAAATTGCGTCTCGTAGATTAAACACCACTCCAATAATTTTTGAGATTGGTCCAAGAAGTGGTCCAATGAAAGAATCAATAAGACCAGTAATCTTTGATGTAAGTGCTCCAATGAATTCTTGTACGGCACAGACAGGAACATTGAGAACATTCTTGACCATACTGACAATCATATCCTCAATCATACCAACCAATGCGTCTGATATTTTGGCAACCAGACATTTAATTGCGTCAAATAATTTCTTGGAGAAATTTAGTATCTCTGATTGAACACCAATCACTTTTGCTAAAGCTTCAATTGGATTGGAAATGGCATTAAAGATCTTTTGAGCAATACCAGCAAGACCTCCATTAATCCATTTGACCAGTGCTTTTGTCACCGTGTTCATGATCTGCCCAATAAACTGTTTGGAAGCAGTTCCAATCAAATCAACAACTGATTTGATTTCTCCAGGTAGATTTAGAACAAAATTACCAGCTTTTGTAATCTTTTTAAAGAAGTTTTGGAGGAATGATTCAACTTGGGCAAAGAAGTTATTTTTACAAGGATCAGCAAGAATAACAGAATTGCCTGTGGTTTCTGATGCTGGATCAACATCTGGTTTTTTTCTTCTCTTCCATTCTTCTTGCCTCTGTTGCCATGCTACAAATTCTTCTGCCGAAAACTTATCCTTCTCTTCCTTTGTATATGGTTCTACACTTCCAAATTGATCTGGATATTGTTTTTTAAGAAAATCAATTGTACTTTCCCACTCTGGTGGATTGTCTTCTATTAATTGAGTAAAAGATTCAATCTGATCTTTTGTCAGTTCTTCTGCTTTTGGTATTGGACTCTCTGTTGCTTCTTGTCCTGGTTGCGGTGTTTCTGCTTGTCCTGGTTGCGGTGTTTCTGCTTGTCCTGGTTGCGGTGTTTGTGTTGTAGGTGGTGGAGTTGGTGTTCTTCTTGGAGTTGTAGTGGGTCCAACAGGACTTCCTTTTTTAAATTCTCCAAGATATTCTACTTTAATATTATTTAAAACACCAGGACCCAATGTTCCTGTTGGTGATAATGATCTAAAAGATGCTTGACTTAAATCAATTACTCTTCCAGAAGTAAGTGGTCCAACATCATTGAGTTTTACTAAAATTGATTTTCTTGTGTCTAGATTTGTAACACGGGCATATCCAAGTTGTTTTGTTTTTTCCGGAACACCAAACTGATTTCTAATGTCTATTTGAATCGCTGCGCTATATTCTTCAGTATTGAAACGATCACCTTGCGAAGTTCTATTGCCCTGAAAACCAGGACCATAATAGCTTGCTTGCCCCTTTACAAAACCTGCCATTATACTGTTACCTCCTTGTTCTGATATTTATTACTCACCAAAGATTTCCAGTTTCTGTCGGAGTAGGTAATTCGGCAGCGGGATTGTATATCTTTGCTTTTGCAGGATCATATGTAACTGGTTTATCAAATTTTGTTCCACCCGTTCTGGCATCGGCAGGTTGAAGTTCTTGTCCTGCCGAATAATACCCAACTCCATTCCACCTATATCCTTTATCATTATATAACTTTCCATCTGGTGGTGTAAAAGTTGGACTTCCAGTGCGAGTTGTTCCAGTTTGAAGCATTGGTGGATCAGAATTATTCAAACGATTGTAAAGTGATGCCGAAACTGAATTTTTTATTGGTGTTGGTGGAGGTGTGACTGCTGCGACTTTGTTTTCTGTTTTGGGATCTATTCCCATCTGTTTTTGTAACTGTTCCTTTGGAGTTTGTCTTTGCTGATTGGTTCCGTTATTATTTGTCTGTGGTTTTAATTGTGGAGTGCTTGGACCGTCATTCTCGTTTGCCTCTTGATTCTTAAGCAATCCTGGTTTTAGAGTATTGGTAAATCCAGACTTTGGATCAAACTTTCCAGATCCACCGTACTTAATACCAGATGTTCTTGGAAAGGCACCAATGATTAATGGGATTTCTGCGTTTGCTCCCATGTAAATTCCAAATACTACATCACCTTGAGAATATCTTGCCGATCTATATCTACCACCGCCACCTGTACCATCAGATGCCGAAAGTAAAGATATGGCATAAACTGTATTTTCATCAGTAACTTCATCACTGTTGGGATAGTATCCCATAATACGAACTTTATATCTCCATCCCCAACCAAAACCAGATACTTGTTCCTTTTGGGAATTAAATGGGACTATAATTCCAGTCCAAAAAGAAGATGAATTCTTACCAAAAAATCCTATGTTGTCTATTGCCATTTTACTTCTTATACAATCCGTAAGTGTCTCTCACTAAAGTTAATGATGTAAATGATCTCTTTGGATCAAAACTATGACACAAATGTGCTATTAGATATTTACCACTTTGGTGCTCATCAAATGCCCCTAGATTTTTATTTTCTACCGTAACCTTCTCAAAGAAACAATTTACAACATCACCCGCTTTTAATTGCGGATTACAAGGTACTACTATATTTAAACCTTGAGTGAACAGAAGATTATATCTCATTGAGGATCTTGCTTGCCACTCTCTAGGATCATTATTCACATTAATACTAATTTCAGAGTCCATACTACCAACATCTAAAATATGATAATGTATTCTTGTGAAATTATCAAGATCCACTGGAATGTCTACTTGCTTTCCAAGATATGTTTCCAGTTTTTGATCACTCAATTTTACAATTTTTTCACTATACTCATAATTGTATGGATTAAAGAATATATTTTTAGAGGCATAGACCCCAGATCTCAAAGCATTTATAGTATTTTGATTCTTAAATGGTTTTAGAGAAAGAATTTTAAAATCATTATCATCATCTGCTCTTAATACTGAATTTCTTACATAAGTTGCCTTTGGAGCCTGCGAGATCAATTTTGTTATTGATTTAAAGTTGACTCCATCAGCGGTTTCATAAAAGAAATAACCAGGATCTTTACCATCTGCTGGAATAGATTTTGATGCCAATTCCAAAACAACTTTAAAGGCATCTTTACCACTACCATTAAAGTTATATGGTATTTTTGTGTCATCAATAAAAATTTTATTCTTTTTAATTTTTAAGTTTTGCTCCAGAATACTTCTAACACTATCGGATATTTTACCAGTGTACTTTCTGTATACAATAGATTTTTCATTTAGTACTGATAATCTTGATGTTAAGGCAATCGCAAATGCTTCTCTATTTGCTTCTTGTGCGGCAACTGGAGCTCCATTAACAACCAATGGATTTAATTCAAAGTCTAGAGTGCCTTGTTTAGATCTAATCTTAAATTCAACATTTTCATTTCCAGTAATTGGTAGTGAGTTGACAATTGATCCAACCCTACCTTGACTGTCTTGTGCTCTATCAGTCGGAACTGGTGAACTACCAGTGTCAACTAATACCATGTTGGCAGTTACAACAGGAGAAAAAAGACTTTCATAATACTTAAATGAAATCGTTTTGCCAGCAAGATCTACTCTCTTTCCATTTCGGTCAATGAATAAGTGTTCGTATAAAGAGGATACTGATGCTGACATTTATTTTAAGATAAAAGTAAAGGATTGATTTCTGGTATAAAATTGTTTGATGATTCACTATTACTATTTACTTGTACTGGCATTGGAAATGGAACTGGTTTTTCTATAATTTGTGTAATGAGAAAATCAACTCCACCCCCCATTGCCAACAAAGAGTCTTCTGGATTTGTTCCGATTTTTGTACTCGTTTGTAATGGTGTTACTGGTGGTTTTTGTTTATCTTTTATTTTTTTAAGGGCACTTGGTGTGGGTCCACTACTTAAGTGCCCTAACAAATACTTATTTCCACTTTCATCAATAATAATTAGACTATTTCCATATCCCGCATTATATCCTTCATCATATTCCACAAATTTTAGGTTTGATCCAATACTAATTGGAGATCCAGTATTTGCCGAATAATCAAATCCCTTATGACCTCTTCCAGCCCCAAGACCATCTCCCTGTGATAATTTACTTAAAGGAACTCCACCAATAAAAACATTATCAAGAACATTTTTTGGAATTGCTCCGCCAGCACCACCATATCCATCTCCTGTTTCAATGTGTAAATGTGGTCCCGTAGAATAACCCGTGCTTCCAATCGCTCCGAGTATATCGGTAGGATCAACTTTAACACCACTTGGGGCATTTACTCCACCAGATGTTGGTGAAGGTGGAGTTCTTCTAGCACTAGATGGTATTTTTGAAGTTGGAGGTTTCTTATCTTTGTCTTCTCTATCTTTTAAATTAATTAAAAATTGATTAAAACTTTCATTAACGTCAGTGAAGTTTTCATTGACACCTCCTTTACCATCAAGAAGAATTGAATGTTCTTTAAGTTGTTCGGTAACAGTCGCAAATGTGCCAAAAGCATTAGTGCTTTCAATTGCTTTTCTTCCCATTGGGCTTGGAGTGGCTCCCCTGAATGTCCCAGTAGTTGTACTTTTTGTGGTTTGTTTTTTTGCTGGTTTTGATCCACTTGGTTTTCTTACCGTTCCACCTCTAGATTTTTTTTGAGTATCCTGTGACTCATCTGGATTTTTTGTCGGAGAATTATCTTCTGGTTTAGAATTGGTAGATTTAGAGTTAAGGTCTTTATCAAGTTTAGTATACTCACGATTCATTGGATCAATAATTTTGTCAAGTTCAAGAATAAATTTTTCTAATTTATCTTTTTCCTCTATAAGTTTTCTTTTTGTTATTTCGGGAAAACTCTGAATAATACTTATAAATCCATTGACACCATTTACTGTCGCCTCAACTACTTTAATAATTGAATTTGCAACATTTATGAGTGTTTCTCCCACTTCAGTAACTTTATTAATAATTTGTGGAAGATTATTAATCACCAATCCCAAAAATACAATACCAAAAAACTCTTTAACCTTGTCAAAGAAACCCAGTGGTCCAGAAAGCAGTTTAGATTTTATTTTTTCAAGAGGTTGTTGAACAATATCTTTACCCTCTATTTTTTCCTCCTTTTTTCTCAATTTCTTCTCTTTATCCTCATTAAAAGAAAAACGAAATTCATCCTTCCTCAATTTAATCGCTTGCTTATTATAATTAACTAAGGTATTTTTTATATTCGTAGCATTGATTTTTAATTTTTGTAGTTGTACTTGTTCCATATCTTATACAAAAATTCCATACATTCTTGGTGTGAGCATCATATAGTCATTTGCTAGATTTACACTTGAAATATCTGGTTCATCAGTTGCCATACCACCATCAATTGCTGGCATTTTATAATTAGCAGTTTTTGTTGGTAATGTAATTGGAATCGTCGTTCTAGTTGCTGGTCTCGTTGGTTTTTTGAGATCAGAATGAATTATAGTGGTAGGTAAAACTAATGTTGTAATAGAGTCCTTTGATGGCGTCCTTAATCCATATCCGCCACCACCTGCTTTTTTAGATGCTTTTTTAGACTTTTCAAGTTTTTCCTGATTGACAAAATCATCTAATTGCTTTTTAAAAGTCTCTAGATTTCTACTCAATTCATCTAAAGCATAACGCATAGTTTCATTATAAGAAATCATATTGCGGATAGCATTACTGAATGTAATCCACATTCTTCCAGCATTATTATTAATGTCCTTCAATAATGGTCTAAACATCATTGCTGCTGATGTGCGAATGACTTCCTCACCAGGGGCGAGCATTGTTCGGACACTATCAACCAATCCAGATCCTGCTCCACCAACTGTTCCACCTTCAGAGAACTTTTGAGTTATATTTTGGTATTGTTTTACTATACTTGTTTTAAAGTTATATGAAGGTAAATTGGGAATAGTTCCACCAGAAGAATACATTGCACCTGGAATTGGCAATGTCAATGGATCTTGTGGTCCTCCAGGTTTAGTTAATTGTTCTTTGGCAAAATATGCTCCAAGTTTTTCATAAAAGGGAGAATCTTTTTTATTTAAAGTTTCCTCAGCCGATTTTAAATCTTTTCTTACATAAGGTTTGATTCTTTCTATTTCTCTATTTCTTGCTGCAAAACCAATAATAGTTGCTAATGCTCCTAACAGAACAGGATTTAATAAAACTGCTGAAACTACTTGTATAGCTGCTATTAATTTGGCAACCACAGAAATCAGTTGAAGTCCAACCAAGACCCCAACTATTTCTTTCCAATATTTTCCTACAAAACTAAGAGTTTCTGACAATTTCTTTTGATTATTCTTATCAGACAACCAATTAAAAGCATTATTAACAACCAATCCAGTTACAATTATACCAAAAAAATCTAATAACTTCTGAAATATGCTTTTAGCGGGGGCAGTTACTTTATCAAAAAATTTACTAACTCCACTACCAAACTTATTCAAAGATTCAATAGATTGTTCTTTTCTAGTTATTTTTTCTTTCTCTGCTCTTCTTTTTTTACCGCGAATTATATCTTTCCTCTCTACAATTCTTGAAGCAAAATCTAATGCCAATTGCTTTTGAATTTCTACAAGAATTTTATTTGTTTCTACAAGAGTTTCATATACCTTATTTCCAGAAATTGTCTCTGATTCTGATGAAGTTTCAACTTGAGAAGTTAGTGTAGGAGTCTGAATTCTTGGTTTTATAAAACTAAAAGATGATTTTCTCAATCTTGGAGCAGCAACAGATTGAGCACCACGAATTATGGGAGAAGAAATATTTCTTCTACTAATCTTTGGTAGTGATGGTGCCTTATAAATCGGACTATCAAATTCCACTCTGTTGTGCCTTTAAGTTTTCTTCTTCTATGTGACTTTGAAGTAGGCTGACATAAACTTCACGTTCCCAAGGCATCATATTCTCAAGTTCAGTCAATGAATATTTATGATGCTGCATCAAGGCAAAGTTTGTTTGATAGTATGACTCAAGACTTGTATGAGCCATACTCAAGTGAAAAAACTCGCAAGACCCTCCAGGACAATATCACTTTCAATTTTTGTATTTGGATTCTTAACTTTGATTGTATGGGAAAGTTTAGGCATCGTCACAAAAAAGTTTTCAATTTCTTTGAATTGTTTTGTGTTCATTTGCTCCACGAACTCTTCAAGTTCTTTTTTAGTACAGTCAGCAGCACTCCAAGATTCTTCTTCATCATAAACCATATCAATACAAGATGTAATCATTGAAAGTGACTTGTTTACATCAGAGTCAGTCTCATTAACTTCAAAGTTATTTTCAACAAATTGTTCTAGTGATGGATACTTTAATTTCATTGAAAGTCTATCATCAATTTTCACAATATTTGAATGATTTGGATCCTTCTGTACTTTAATATCATCAATGTTAATTTCCATTTGAACTTGAGTCTCACCATCATCTGGGCAAGTCACATTGACCTCAACAGTTTCACCAACAGACTTGGCACGAACGTTCAGGAACAAATATTCAATATCAAATGTTGAAAGTTCAGAAACTTTTACTGTTTTTGTGGCAATACAATCAGAAAGAATCTGAACAATCGCATTTGAAATCTGTTTCGTATCTTCAGATTCCAATGCCATAATAAGAATCTTTTCTTCTCTCACTAGAAATGGTCTGTATCTAATTTTCTTTCCAGTAGAGGGCAATTCCAACTCATACGTTGGTGTAGAGATCTTTGGTAAAGGCATAATGACCTATAGAAATTCAGTTGTGATTATTTATTAGCGTATTAAACGTCCAGTTGTTGAGTCTCTTCTTACACCTTGACGAATCTCGGTTGGAGTTAGTTCTCTATTTGATGGTGCTGTCGTTGGTTGTGGAGGAGTCGGAGGAACTGGTTTTTCCGTAGTTTGTTGAGTTCCTTGATTTTCTTTTGATGAAGAATTTGATACTTCTTTTCCATAAACATAACGATCATAATTCATTGTAACTGTAATCTTTAATAAATCAGTTGGACCATAAGATACAGGAATGCTTGTTACGGACTTTGGAAAAGCATTAATAAATTGATAGTTAACGCTTGTTTTTCCACCTAACAAATAGTCTCGTTCAAATTTTTTAATATAAACTTGAGAATTTTTATAATACTTTGGATAATTAAATCTTCTAAATCCATTTGAAGAAGGATCTGTTGAAGCAGGAAAAGATCCTCCACCAGAAACAAAATTCATCCAAAATTCAAAAAACTTTAAAACCTGATAGTCGTGGTCAATATAAAAAGTAAAATCAATATCAGTATAAATTCTGGTATGGGCAAATTCTTGAGTCACTCCCATAAAATTATCTTTGACTTCTGCTGTCGCATAGGTTGATGATGGAAGAGAAGCATCACTACACATTAATCCTAAAGTAGTTCCAAAAGAACCAAAATCAATTTGTTCCGCACGTGAAAGTTTTGTTGTAAAATCTCCTTGCCAACCATCACCAATAAAAACTTGATATAAGTTTGTTGTTGCCATATTGCCAAAATATGCTTTGGCATTACGCATCGTAATATTAGTAACTGCTGGAGCTGGCATCTAAATACCTTGTGCGAACCTTACATTATAAAGTATTTAGATGTCATATAAGGGAAAATACCAACCATCATTCCCCAAAAAATATAAGGGAGATCCGACAAATATCATATACAGATCATTGTGGGAAAGGAAGTTTATGGTCTATTGTGATCTCAATGAGAAAGTGTTGGAATGGGGATCGGAAGAAATGTTTGTGTGGTACAGATCACCAATAGACAGTAAACCTCATAGATATTTCCCAGATTTTTATATCAAAGTTCAAGAATCTAGTGGTCAAGTTAAAAAGTATTTGATTGAGATTAAACCAAAACGGCAAACGACTCCTCCTCCCAAACAACAGAGACAGACTAAAAAATATCTCTATGAAGCATACGAATATGCCAAAAATCAGGCAAAATGGGAAGCGGCAAAAGAATGGTGTGCTGATCGTGGATATGAGTTCAAAGTTCTCACAGAAAACGAATTAGGTATTTAAGATGCCTAGAAAGAC